CCTCAAAATTAACACTAACCCCAATTTCGTGAGGTAACATGGCCCGCAAGCAGCGCATTGATAGCAGCGCGGCTGCGGTTCGGATTGTCCAGGGTGCGGTCAAGCATATTGCCCCGCCTAGCCACGTTCCGCTTGACGATTGCGACTGGCCCTTTTGGGAAAATGTCGTTGCCGAGTTTGCCCGTTCGGAATGGACCGAACACCAGCTTGAGATTGCCGCGATGCTGGCCCGCACTATGGCAAACATGGAAGCGGAACAGCGGCAGCTTCGGATCGAAGGCTTTATCGCGGTTCGGGAAAACGGCACCACAGTTGAGAATCCACGGGGACGGGTGGTGAAGTCACTGGCTGGGGATATTCTCTCCTTGCGGCGGTCTTTGGCGCTTCACGCCCGCGCGCGAAGCGGCGACAACCGGGATGCGGCCAAGCAGCGCGAAGCGGGGCGGGCGCTAGAGGCTGACCTTAGCGACGATCTGCTGGCAACGCCTAGCTTGCAATGACCCGTGGTGAGCGCGTTTGCGCTTTCGTTGAAAAGTATCTGAAGGTTCCAGAGGGTGCAAAGGTCGGGCAACCGATCAAGCTGGCAGAGTTCCAGCGCAAGTTCATTCTGGACATTTACGACAACCCGGCGGGAACGCGGCGGGCCTATCTTGCGATTGCGCGAAAGAACGGCAAGTCGGCTTTGATCGCCTGCCTGCTGCTGGCGCATCTGGTCGGGCCGGAAGCAAAACTGAATAGCCAGCTTGTGAGCGGGGCGCGGTCGCGGGACCAGGCGGCGCTAGTGTTCGCGCTGGCTAGCAAGATGGTCCAGCTATCGCCGGAACTGTCAAAGCTTGTTCGGATTGTCCCTTCAGGCAAGCGCCTGATCGGGCTGGCGATGAATACCGAGTTCCGGGCGCTGGCCGCTGACGGCACCACGGCGCACGGGCTTTCGCCTGTGTTCGCTATTCTGGACGAAGTGGGCCAGGTCAAAGGCCCGCAAGACGATTTCGTTGACGCGATCACCACGGCGCAAGGGGCGCACGACGAACCGCTACTAGTGGCGATTTCAACGCAGGCCCCGACCGACGCTGATTTGTTTTCGGTCTGGCTGGACGACGCCGAGCGGTCGAATGACCCTTCGATTGTCTGCCACGTTTACACCGCCCCGGAAGGGTGCGAACTGGACGACGAAGCGGCGTGGAAAGCGGCCAACCCCGCGCTTGATTTGTTCCGTTCACGGCGGGACGTTGAAGAACAGGCGGCGCAAGCCAAGCGGATGCCCGCCGCTGAAAATACGTTTCGGGTGCTGACCCTAAATCAGCGGGTCAACATGGTTTCGGCGTTTGTCTCGCCGGGGGTTTGGAAGCTCGGTAACGGGGTCCCTGGCGAACTTGACGGGCTAGTTTACGGCGGGCTGGACTTGTCGGCCACGACCGACTTGACCGCCTTAGTCCTGACTTGCCGCAAGAATGGGCTGGTTCATGTTCAGCCGCATTTCTGGATGCCGCAGGATTCGGTTGCAGAGGCCGCTAGGCGGGACCGCGCGCCGTATGACGTATGGGTCAAGCAAGGCTTTTTGCGGACCACACCGGGCAAAGTGATCGACTACGATTTCGTTGCGCGAGATATTGGCGAGATTTGCAGCGGCTTGACGATTGGCAAGCTTGGCTTTGACCGCTGGCGCATGGACCGAATGAAGGGCGCGCTGGAGCGGCAAGGGGTTGAACTTCCCCTTGAACCGTTCGGGCAGGGTTTTGTTTCAATGTCACCCGCGCTCGATGCGCTGGAGGCTGATCTACTGAACGGGATTGTTCGCCACGGCGGGCATCCGGTTCTTGCAATGTGTGCGGCTAACGCGGTGGCGGTCCCTGACCCTGCCGGGAACCGTAAGTTGGATAAATCAAAGGCGACGGGCCGCATTGACGGCATGGTTGCCCTTGCGATGGCTGAAGGGGTTGAGGCAATGAGCATCGAGGCTGTGCCGTTCTCCCCTTGGGATGACCCTGCATTTAGCCTGTCGGGTGCCGCATAATGGGTTGGCTTGACGCTATTGGCTGGCCCAAGACGCCGGAACCCGAACAGCGAATGATTACGGCTATTCCGGGGATTGAGCGCCCCGGCTTTGATTGGGCTGCAATTACCAGCCTGAACGGGATTGAACTTCCGATTGTAACGACTGACAGCGCCCTGACTGTCCCGGCTGTGCTTGCGGCGGTTTCGTTCCTGTCCCGTTCGCTGGCATCGCTCCCGCTTCACGCTTACCGCAGCACTCAAGCAGGCGGCGAGAAGATCAGCGGCGGCATTGAAACGCTGATCCACGAAGCGCCTAACAGCGAATGGACCGCGTTCAAGCTGCGCCAGCACTTCTGGCAGCAAGTCTTTCTCGGCGGTCGCGGGATGCTCTGGATTGAGCGCGCCGGTTCCAATATCACCGGGCTATATCCGATTGACCCGACCAAGGTAACGATCAAGCGCGATGGCATGGGCCGGACCAGCTATCAGGTTGACGGCAAAGTCTATCCTGCCGCCGATGTGATTGACGTTCCGTTCATGCTGCGGGCTAACGGCCTGGACCATTACAGCCCGATTGTTCTTGGGGCAAAGGCTATCCAGCTCGCGCTTTCGATGAGCGAATACGGGGCAAAGTTCTTTGCGGGTGGCGGGGTTCCGCCGCTTGCCCTGACCGGCCCGATGCCCGCTGGCCCTGAAGCTATGAAGCGGGCGCTGGCCGATGTGCAGCGTTCGATTGACGCGGCCAAGGGTAGCGACAAGCCGCTGTTCCCGATCCCGCCGGGGTATGAACTGAAGCCGGTCGGGTTTGATCCTGACAAGGGCCAGATGACAGACGCCCGCCGTTTCTCGGTGGAGGAAATCGCCCGCATTTACGGACTGCCGCCGGTATTCTTGCAAGACCTTACGCACGGCACGTTCAGCAACACCGAGCAGCAGGACTTGCACTTGGTCAAGCACCTGTTGAGCCAATGGGCCGAGGCGCTTGAGGAAGAAATGAACCTTAAGCTGTTCGGCCAGCGCAACGGCAATCGCTACGTTGAACACAATATGGACGGCCTGCTGCGTGGGGACTTCAAGACCCGCATGGAAGGTCTGGCCCGCGCGGTGCAGACTGCAATTCTCACGCCTGACGAGGCGCGAACACTGGAAAACCGACCGGCTATGGGCGGCAATGCCGACAAGCTGTTTATGCAAGGCGCGACGATGCCGATTGATGCGCCGGAACCTGCGGAGCCTGTAGCACCGGAGCCAGAAGCTCCAGAACCTGAGGCCCCAGAGCCTGAGCAACCCGACCCGGAAGGGGGAGAAGAAATTGATGGAACGTGAAACCCGCGCGGGGCTTCCCGTAGAAGTCCGGGCCGAAGGCGATGGCAAGATTGTTGTTGAAGGCTATGCGGCGGTCTTTGACCAGCCAACCGACATTGGCGGGGTCTTTAGCGAAGTAGTGGCGCGCGGCGCGTTCCGTTCGGCACTTGAGCGAAACGACGATGTTGAGTTCCTGATTAACCACGGGGGCCTACCCCTGGCGCGTTCGACCGCTGGTAATCTCACCATGAAAGAGGACGACCACGGCCTGCACATTCGCGCCGAGCTGGACCCGTCCGACCCTGACGTTCAGCGGATTGTCCCCAAGATGCGCGGCAAGATGCTGGACCAGATGAGCTTTGCTTTTCAAGCGACCGGCCAGCGGTGGGACACCCCGGCTGATGGCCCGGACGTTCGCACGATTACCGATGTTGTCCTGTTCGACGTTTCGATTGTGAACCGGGGCGCATACCCGACCACCTCAATTGCGCTGCGTTCGCGCGACGAAGCCAAGGCGCAGGCAGAGGAAGAGCGCAAGGCGGCGGAAGCTGCCAAGGCGCGCGATGTGTATTTCTCGCGGAAGGCCGAGGCGGAGCAGAAGTTTCGCGGCATCCGTTAAGTTTCCCGGCGACCGCCGGAGGCCCGCAGGGGGCTGATCCCTTGCAACGTAAGCCCGCCATCCCGGCGGGTTTTTTTATGGGAAATTGAATATGTCTCTCACTGCCCTTCAGGAGCAGCGCGGTCGCCTTGTGACTCAGGCCCGCGAAGCCCTCGACGAAATCAAGTCCAACACCGACGAAGCCCGTGCGGCTGAACTGGAAGCCCGCCATGATGCAATCATGGCTGACTTCGATAAGGTGGAAGCCAACATTGCGCGCGAAGAACGTCTGGCCCAGGCTGAAGCCCGCGCCGAGGCCGTCCGCGCCGCCAACCGCCCGAACCTGGGCGAAGGCGAAGCGCGCGGCGCTGTGGAAACCACTAAGCCGGAATATCGGGAAGCCTTCATCGAGCTGGCCCGCGCCGGTTTCGATGTGCAGGAAATCAGCCCTGAAGCCCGTGCTGTCATCAAGGCCGGTGTTTCGGAATTTCGCGCACAGACCGCCGGGACCAACTCGGCGGGCGGCTTCACCGTCCCGACCGATCTTGCCGCCACCATTGACAAGACGCTGAAGATGTGGGGGCCGATGTATGACGAAGCCATCTGCACCGTCCTGAATACCGCATCGGGCAACCCTATTGACTTCCCGAAGGTTGACGACACCGCCGTCGCGGTTGCGCAGCACACGGAAGCCGGGGCCATGACGGATGACGGCGGCGTTGACGCCACGTTCGCCAAGATGACACTGAACGCCTTTGCCTATGATACTGAGTGGGTCCAGATTTCGATGGAACTGCTTCAGGATTCGGCGGTCAATGTCGAAACGTTCATCGGTGAACTGCTTGGCGAACGTCTCGCC